ATGAAAAGAGATAAGGAACCAAAGATTTCATATTGTGATTATTTATGTATGACTGATAATGAGGAAAAGGTAATCAGATATGAAAATTTAATAAAGTGTAATGACAGACTGAATACGCTGTATGGTTTTTCCAGTTACATGGAATACCAGGATATTGTAAATGAAAGTGAAGAATGGAGTGAGAGAGATAGTCTTACTTATATCAAGTACGTACTTGATATACTGCTTTTAGAAATAAAACGATTAAAAAGTGTAAGTTTTGATCATGAGATAGTTATTACAGAATGGAAACCAGGTAAATTTTATGCTTATGACTCTGTTGGTGGTTGTCGGGTAAGGTATCCTGTAAAAGTTATGAGTAGAAAAGAATTTGAAGAGTATACCGAAAACAGATTTGGGTTTTAAAGTTTATCGTTGATTATAGTTTTAAATATTTCAAAATCATAATCAGTGTTATTTTTGGTAGCTGTTAATGAAAGAGTATTGCCCCTGCCATCGTGGCACAGTATAGAAAAATAGCTGCCATCAAGATTTTTATCGTAACATTTTGTTAGATACCAGTGGTGTTCCAATGATTCTAAAAAGTTATATAACGCAAAATAAAATGTTGGATAGTCATTTCTTAATGATTTCATAGTGTTATATTCATCATTTTCAATAGTCATTGTTGGACTCCTTTCTGCTCTGCTATCGGCATACAGATACAAAATAGCATATTAAGAAATATATTCATAGATAAAATAAGGAGGATTTTATGAATAATTTACAAATTATTGAACATGAAGGAATTAGAGTTTTGACAACTAAACAGTTAGCAGAAGCATATGAAACTACTGAAACAAATATTAAAACTAATTTTAATAGAAATAAAGAAAGATTTATTGAGGGTAGAGATTATTATTTGTTGAAAAGCGCTGAATTGAAAGAGTTTAAGAACTACGTTACCGATAGTAACCTAGTTGATTCAAGAGCACCTCAATTATACTTATGGACTGAACGTGGAGCAAACCGCCACAGTAAAATCCTTGATACCGATATGGCATGGAAACAGTTTGATGTATTAGAGGAAACATATTTCAAAGTAAAAAGCATGTCAGCAATGCAGTTGTTGAAATTACAAAATCAGGCATTAGTTGAAGTTGATGAAAAAGTTGAACACATCGACAGTCGTGTAACTAATCTAGAAAACACAACTACTGTAGACAGCAGAAAGCAGTACACACTAAGAAAAATCGCGAGTGCAACGGCAGTTAGAGTCTTAGGAGGTAAAGACAGTCAGGCATATTTAGAGCTCCATCACAAGGTGTTCTGTCAATTATGGAGAGATTATAAGGATTATTTCAAGATTCCAAGTTACCGCGACACTCTAAAGATAGACTTCGAAAAGGCAAAAGAGTATTTGCAGGGATGGAGACCTGATCATAACCTAGAGATAGAAATTTCAAGCGTGAATGGGGGAATGTAGAATGAGTTATATATTAATTAGTATAACAATAAGTGTAGCAATTTCCTATTTGATAACACATTTGTTATTGATAAAGCACTTATTGGATATTGAAGATGAATTTCGCAAATCGTGTGATTTTACAATTAATGAGGTTAATAAATTAAAGAATAAAAGCATGCATTAATCAATGCACACTTCTAAAAATGCTTTACCTAATTGTGTTAATAAAACATCATTTACCTTTATATCGTAGCCTAACTCTGAAATGAATTTTTTTAAATCTAAATCTACATTATCCAATGGATCATTTTTATCATTGCTATCATCTTCAAAAAATACAATTTTAGCATTAAAAAAGTAAGAATTAATGTTTAATAAACCTAATCGATTTAAGTTGATCATAGATATTGCTGTTTGTTTTATGCCGATATCAAGAATGATTTTACTATCAATTATTGGAAATTCTTCATCATCTTTGATACATGTTAAACCGATAAAATTTTTATGGTTATTAATATAAGAAAGTACGCGGGCATCATTAGGAGAAAGTTGAGTAATTATTTCAACAAAACCAGGATGTAAAAAATCTGTTTTTCTAGAGTCAAATGATGAAGCAATAAGTTTAGCAAACATTTCACGAATTTCTTTTTCTGATAGGTAGTAAAGCGAACGTTCCATAGCTGGAAAAATTATTGATTCTCTAGGTCGCATGATCGATTCTTCAGGAATATCATTTATACATTTACGTAATTGATCTTCGTAAATTTCATTGTATACATTAACGGTAGATTTATATCGTTGATATAACGGATTAATCTCTTTAGTAGCATTGAACAGCGTTACTACAAAAGTAGAAATTCCGGCAATCGTACTAATATCCATGTATTTCACCTCACTTTCATTTAAATTTCGACATTGCAGTGTCGATAAATAAATTATAGCAAAGGTGAAAAATAAATCAAAAAAGAAAGGAGTATCGATATGGCACATAAGAAAACATTAAAAACTATCAACATTGAGCGTGAAAAGGTTTTGATGAAGGGTTATGCAAATATTGCAGATATAAAAAAATTTATTCCATGTAGTGACAAAAGAGCTAATGAAATAAACGAAGAAATTACTTGCATGGTAGAAAAAAGCGGTAAACGTGTTTTCTTGGGAATTCGTTCTAAATATCTGTTAGATTACGTAGGTCTAACTGCAAAGCAGGTTTTTGATTTTGCTGAATTAGAACGAAAAAAAGCTGCTATGTCCAGTAGCAGCTAATCAATGAAACCACGTTAATTATAGACTATAAAAAGGAGTGTGTCAAAGGTGGAAATTATTGAACGTTTAAATGAAATAAAACGGGTTGTAGATTCTAACAGTTTAGAGGAGCTTATCGAAGCGTATCCGGGTGTTGCAAAATATGTCCGCTTTGAAGTTTCTGTATACCCCGCAGTCGCAGCTGTAAGCGCATGTCTTATCGATAATCTGATAAAGGATATTGAAAATGGAAAAGTACATTAACAGGCTTAATGCCAGAGGCTTTTATACGATTGTTTTAATTATTATTTTGGTGGGTTTTATAGCCGCGGGAGCTTCTGGTATCATTTTCGATTTTATCGTCGGGATAATAAAAAATATATAGGTTTTTAACAGTGTTTTTAGGGTACTGTTTTTATTTGCACCATTTTTAGGAAAAAGGAGGGATTTTATGGATAAAATCAAAGCAGAAATGGATTCTTCTCAAAATCCATGGATAAAAAAAATAGGTAATTATCTTTTATCAAGAAATGATTTAGAGGATAAATTGAATAATCAAAATAAGAGTTTAAAAGAGTGTTTTGATTACATTCTAATTGAGATATCAAAGCAGAGCGTAAAAGAGGGCGTTACTGGTTATGCTGCCGGTGAAGATGATGAAATATACTCACTTGCTGTTCACTATTTTGATGAAGATAATCTTGAAATTGGAAAGAAGGATTTTACTACCAATGCAGACGGCAGTGCGGAACTGTCAAGATTAATGCCAAAGAAACAAGATGTTAAGGAGCATGTAAAAGATATTGATGCAATTGTCAATCAAAAGGTAAAGGCTGAACTTGAAAAAATCCGGGAGGAAGAAAAAATAAAAAAACAGAAGAGAGAAGAGTTAAAAAAAGCAGCTAAAAAACATAAAGAGGATATGGAAAGAGCACAGATGTCACTCTTCGATTAGGTTTATTATATGGCAAATAAATTAAGTGAAAGTGACAAATTACTAAACAGACTGTCAAAATTGAAATTAAAACAGTACAAGGCCACGGATTTTAAAGAATATATGATAAGTGATGATGATCCATCCTGGAAACGCCCAAAAAAAGATACTGAAGTTTATGGATTCTATGTTGCAGTTTATGAAAAATGGAAAAATCGGATCATATGCCGTACCTTTTATATTTCGCAAAGATGGCTACATAAAGAGAAAGTTACAGATATATTTGAGGTTAAAAGGCAACTGTCTGGATGCAGCTATCAGTTGACACGGAGACTTTATGCTTCTATGGGTGGTGGAATCAAATGCTGGACATATGATTACTCATATCCTTTCGATTATCGAAACAATAATGAATGGCAGATTCATAAGATTGGGACTTTTGATGTAAGTACAGAAGGCAGCGTGTATTATGGACAGCGCCGGAAAAGGAGCAACTATTTTATACATACGTCTGCCGGTGAACTGGCTTCACTGCTTGAAAATTCTGTTTATAAATACAGTGGATTTGAATACAGTGTTTACAGCATTAATGAACTGTTTGAATATCTGTCCATTTATGATAAACATCCGGAGGTTGAAATGATATCAAAAATAGGGTTGTCTTATCTTCTCAAGGATGATTTAAGGGTACTAAGATGGTCTAAAAAAGGAATTGAGATTCTGGGTATAAAAAAATGTGATATCGAGCGTTTGAAAAAGCTGCATATCCCGCTAAAGGAATTCAAAAAGTATAGAGATCTGATATATAAATTTAAGATAGAGGACCGCAGTGATTTTAATGAACTGTTAAAACTTGTCGAAATATCAAGAATTAAATATGCGGATATTAATATAAGTGTTTATGCATTTGACTATTTTAAAATGCAGGGTACTTCTTTGTACATAATAAAAGATTATTACAGATTCTGTGAAGAACTAGGACTTCCGATGAATCACAGTAATAGGTATCCCGATAACATAAGAGAAGCTCACGATAGATTAATGATACAGATTGAGACAAAAAAATCTGCTAAAGATGACCTGATGATTAGAGAAAGGGTAAGCAACGAGTTATCTAAATATAGATTTGCTGATGATGATTTTGTTATTACACCAGCGAATTCAATCGCTGATCTAATAAATGAAAGTGCAAAACTTAATCACTGCGTAAGGACATATGATAAAAGGTATGCCAGTGGAGAAACAAGTATATTTCTTATTAGAAAGCGTGATGATGTAAACAATCCGTTTTACACATTAGAGCTGTCAAATAAAAATGAAATAAAGCAGCTTCGAGGAAAAAATAACTGCACTGCTGTTAATGAGGTTTTAGATTTTGTTGAAGGGTGGAGAAGAAAATTCAACTTAAAAAGCAGTATTTTAAAACAAAATGAAGATGCTTAGAAAGGGATGATATTTATGCCAAAACCGCCGGTTAAGTATTTATTGCTAGATATTAATGATGTTACAAATGTTTGCGGTTCTATATGGAGTGATGAGCTTAGTAAGCTGTTGAAAATAAAGCCAATCTATTTACCTGTATGGTTGTGCCACAATGGTGTTTTGGAAGGTAAGTATTACGTTGTAGAAGATGTTTAAATATTATGTCTACATAGAAAGTGAGGTAATTGTACTACCCTTAGTTATTTATGCAGAAACAAGGGAAACAGCCTATAAAAAGGCAGTAAAACAGTTTAGAAAGATATTTAAAAAGAAGAAAATTACAAGAGTAACTATCCACAAAGATCATTATTATTTTGGTGGATTCGAATATTAAAAGGAGTAGCAAAATGAAGATAACTTATGAAGAATTTAATGATCTGCAAAGACTGCAGAAAATAAGGGACTATGCTCAAGAAATCTTTAATACATTAATTTGTTTAGGATACATCGCTGAAAATAAGCACAGTAAAAAAATTACGGCAATGACAACTGAAATTAAAGCAATTGAAGATGATGCAGTTGAAAATATTAGAAAAATGCTCGAAGAGGAGTAACAACAATTAATGAAAAAAATATTTTTAATAATAGCTGCTACTTATCTGATGGTGTTCTTAATAAAACCGCAATCAAAATTAGCATTAGTGTTAGCCTTCTTTTATGGATTCTTAGCATTTTTAGAGGATAGAAAACCATAAAAACTATTTTAATAAAAAAATCTCTCTAATCCATTGGTACATATGGGATTAGAGAGAAAATATAAATGCAATATAATATTTAGGTTATATTGCACCAAAGGGGTGATAAATTGGCAAGACGAATAAAGCATTTTGGAGGTCAGCATGAAACCTTACCAATAAAAGACAAAAAGCAGCTTGATGAATTTATGTTCAATCTTCTAAGGAAAAGAGACAAAGCAAAAACGCCAATCAAAAAATACCAAGCTGATCGTAACTGGATGATGTGCATGTTAGGCTTTAATACAGCTTTCAGAGCCGAGGATTTACTTCAACTGAGGGTAATAGATGTAAAAAAAGGATATGTGCATATAAAGGAAAATAAGACCGCCAAGATGCAAAATTTTAAGATGAATAAGAAACTGCATAATGATGTTTTGGATTACATAAATAGAAACAATCTAACAGACTATGATTATTTGTTTCTTGGACAAAAGAAGGTTCAGAATGGTAAGAAATACGTTTATCCTATAACGCGACAGCGTGCACATAAAATTGTATCTAGAAATGCGAAGGAAGTGGGCATCGATTTTACTTTTGGTATGCACAGTTTAAGAAAAACATTCGGATATCAGTACTATGCCAATGGTGGTAATCTTCTAACACTTATGAAGATGTATAACCACGATGAACCCAATGTGACACTCCTGTATATTTGTTGGGGTAAAGAAGATGCGGAAAATGATAGAGAAGCAGTTTACTTAGGAGGCGTACATAAATGATAAGTGATTTTTGGTTAGGTGTGATCCTAACCATCGCAGCAGAAGCAATAATAACAATCTTAGTTGTTGATTATTTAGGACAAAAAGAAAAGGATGATGAAAATGAATGATTACTTAAAATATCTTCAAGAAAAACGTATCGAGGTGCTAAAAGAAATTAAACCGATATGTTCGGCATTTGGAATAGAAGACTATGATTATATTGTTAGCGATAAAGGACAAACAGAAACGTTAAGAATTGGAACTACAAAAATAGGATGTTCCTGTAATTCTATTTTTGCTGTTAAGCAGGAATTAGTAGGTTACTTGTTCATTTGTTATTTTAGAGAAAGACCATTAGGACACTTCAAAACACACGTCTTTAATGAAATTAAGTGTTATTGGATAGGGGATAAAAATGGAAAATAAAGAAATAACATTAGAACAAGCAATAGTTTTTTTAGAAATGAATGCATATGAGGGAAGCAATGCAAAAGCTGTTTTACGTATGGGTGATGTACATGAGGTATTAAAACCTATAAAGGGATTAATCGATAAATCGGCCAAAATGGAAAGACATATCGAACGGTTGGAGCGACAAAATAAAAGACTGTTAAAAAGAGAAGAACCTCAAGAGCCATGCATAATTGAGGGAAAAAAGTTTTGTCCTGCATGTGGTGATGAATTGACCGACGTTGATCCAGGCTTGTTTGAATACTGTTTTTATTGTGGAACGAAATTATATTAGATTGGAGTGATAAAGATGAGTAAATTAACAAAAGAAGAGCGTTTGTTACATGCTTTAAATGGCATAAAACAAGTATTGGATAATTTAGGTGTTGAGGATATAAAAAATGAAATAGTGCTAAAAGATGGTACAACAGAAACAATAGATTGCTATAAAGAAATCGAGACATTTGTTGTTGATTTTATTAATAATGAAGTTGATAAAGCAACGCCTAAAAAAATCAGGTATGAAAATGCACCAAAGCCTAGTATGGCATACATGTACTCCTGCCCTAATTGTGGAAGAATGCTAGGCGTTAATTGTAAGCCTACTTATATTAATTACTGTGACGAGTGCGGTATAAAGTTAGATTGGAGTGATTCAGATGAAAAAGATAATAGGTAATTTGCTGTATGATACTGAAAAAGCTGAAAAAATATACAGTTTCATGCACAAAAAAAAAATATCAAGTTTTGGTGGAATGAATTTTTATGAATGGTATGACATAGATGTATACAAAACAAATAAAGATAATTATTTCATTCACGGTTATGTAAAAGAGAAGCCATCTTATAAACCTTTTATTGAGGAATACAGTGAGCCGGAATTTGAAAAACTGCTTAAAAAAATAGACCCTGATAAGTATATAGAATTAGGATTTAATGATTTTGAAGAGGCTTAAAAAAGTATCCTGAAAGCGTGATTTTACGTAAATCAGGGGTACGGTAACTTTTTTTAAAAAAATAATAATGAAAAATCCGCTAAAAGTGTTGATGGCTATAGAGTTTAAACGATTTATGTATGCTCACAAAAAAATTGACACTCTTAGGGATTATGTAACTTTTTTATAAGAGATTGGAGGAGCGGGTTAGTGAAAATTTTAGATGCATGTTGTGGCTCAAAAATGTTTTGGTTTGATAAAGAAAATCCAAATGTTACATACATGGATATACGCAGATACAGTGATATTTTGTGCGATGGAAGAAAATTGGAAGTGAATCCAGATGTAATAGGTGATTTTAGAAATATGCAATTTTCTAATGATGAATTTGACTTAGTAGTATTTGATCCACCGCATCTTGTTAAAGCAGGTGATAAATCATGGCTTGTAAAAAAATATGGAAAGTTAAATATAGATACATGGAAAGAAGATTTAAAACAAGGTTTTAATGAGTGCATGAGAGTTTTAAAACCGTGTGGTACATTAATTTTTAAATGGAATGAGGAACAAGTTAAACTTAGTGAAGTATTAAAGTGTTTTAATCAAAAACCATTATTTGGAAATAAGCGTTCTAAAACACACTGGTTGGTATTTGTTAAAAATGAGGTGAAAGAAAATGCATAGTAAAGATGAACGTGAAAAGGAATTATTAAGAAATGCTAATGATGATTATTATTTTGAAAATGATCCATTAATCGATGAACATTTTGAGGTTTTAGATGTAATAAAAGAAAAAGTTGATGTGCAAACGAGCAACAAAGAACTGAGGTAGATTTGATTCCTATGGATGAAATTGAATTCTATTTAAAGGATTTAGAAAGTCGTTTTAAATATTTAAATAGAAAAAAATATTATTTATCTTATAGCGGTGGTAAAGATAGTCATTTCTTATATTGGTTTATAAAAGAGTACCTAAAAGATGATCAAATTGAAATTGTGGCAGTAAATACATATATGGAACATACAGCCATAAGAAAAAGAATGTACGATAATGCAGATACAATATTGTTACCTAAATTTAAGCCGTTTGAAATTAAAGAAAAGTATGGATCACCCTGTTTTAGTAAGCAACAAGATGAATATATAAGGCGCTATCAAGGTGGAAGTAGAGCTAAATCTACTTTAGATAGAGTATTGGCGAGAGAGGAGAGTATGCACAACATTAGCAAAAAAGCTAGAGAATACGTATTAAGTGGGAGCGCTCATAAAATTAGCTCATATTGTTGCAAATACTTAAAAAAAGAACCATTAAAGGAATATGAAAAAACAAGCTGTAAAAAAGCAATTCTAGGAGTTAGAGGGAATGAAAGTTTAACACGTAAACATCAATATAAAACGTGTTTTACTAAAGATAAAAAATTTACACCTTTGTATGATCTAAGTGATGAATTGTTAGAGAATATATATAAAAAATACAGAATAGAAATACCAGAAATATATAATTATATAGATCGTACTGGTTGTATGGGTTGCCCTTATGGAAGTTATAAAGGATATACAAAAAAAAGAATTAGATCTATTATCAGAACAACAAAGAAAATTTGTAATTAAATATTTTAAAGAAAGCTATGACGTATTAGGAATTGATTATAAAAATAAACAGTTAAAATTAGATTTTAATGAGGTGAAAGAAGATGGATAAACAAAATATTCTAAAGCACATTGAACGGTGGCTTGATATTAGGCAAAAAAATGGATACAAAAACGCTAGAATTGGTTTTAAAGGTATGGAAGAAATACATATAGTATTTGAAAATACATTTACTGATGAAGAACGTGAGACTATTTATGATGTAGAGTTTTATGATCTATTTGTTGTAGATAAAATCTGCACTGATTGCTGTTATGAATGGGGATGCAAGGAAGAAAAGAAAATCGGTACATGTGAAAAATGCCAACTAATTACGAAACTGCGTGATAAATATGTTAAGTCAACAAGGGAGGCAAAGGAAAATGACATCTAAACAAATAGCATTCGTATTTTTCCTAATAATGCTTATTGCGTTTATTTTGTCTCTTGTTTTGGGAATTAGATATCTATTTAAGGAATGGAGGAAACAGCATGGAATTTAACACAAACCAAATTAATATAATGCTTGATGCCCTGGAACATTACGGGAACGGTCCTCAGGTCGATATGGCCATAGAGGAAATGAGCGAACTTACAAAGGAGCTGCTTAAAGACCGCAGAGGTAAAGAGAATAGAAGTGATATAGCTATGGAAATGGCAGATGTCTACATAATGCTTGAACAGCTTAAATTTATTTTCGGTATCGATGAAATTGAACTAAAGGTCAACGCTGAATTAAAGATACAGAGATTAAAAAACAGGATTGGTGGTAATTAAAAATGGCTGAAAGACGAATGTTTTCTAAAACAATAGTTGATAGTGATGCATTCCTTGATATGCCAATGTCAACACAGTGTCTATATTTTCATTTAAATATGAGGGCTGATGATGACGGCTTTGTAAATAATCCAAAGAGAATTCAACGTATGGTGGGAGCTGCTGATGATGACTTGAAACTTCTGATTGCAAAATCATTTATTTTATCATTTGAAAGTGGTGTTATTGTCATCAAGCATTGGAGAATGAATAACTATCTTAGAAATGATAGATATAAACCAACTGCTTATCAGGATGAAAAAAATAAACTTATTTTAAAAGAAAATAATGCTTATTCTTACATAGATAATGATGTTGGTATACCAATGGGAAACCAAATGCCTACCAATGGTAAACCCAGTATAGGTAAGGTTAGTATAGATAAGGATATTATATATATAGTCGAGCAAATAATTAATTATTTAAATTCTAAAACCGGTAAATCTTTTAAAAAAAATGTAAAGAAGAATCAGTCAGTTATTAAAGCAAGATTAAAAGAAGGATATCAGCTTGATGATTTTTATAAAGTTATTGATAAAAAAACTAACGACTGGTTAAACAATCCCGATATGAATAGATACTTAAGACCTGAAACACTATTTGGTCCAAAATTTGAAGGGTATCTAAATGAAAGTACTAATTATAATAATCAATCATGTATTGGGGAGGTGTTAGGGTGATTGGTTTAAAAGATATTGATTTAGGAATACCTGATGATGCAGATACGAGCATATATCAGACAGAAGCTGATTTTCTAAACGATAATATTGGACATTTAAATGAAAAGGATGGTATCAACTGTCCTATTTGTAAGAATAGAGGTTATTTTTATGCAATGGTTGAAGGCTATGATCATGCGGTGCGTCATGATTGCGAATGTATGGCTAAACGTAGAGCTATTAGAAACACACGTAATAGCGGTTTAGAGGAATTGCTAAAGTTTACTGTTAAGGATTTTAAAACAGAGCATGAATGGCAAAAGAATATTAAAAACAAAGCAGTTGAATATGTAAAGACAAAATCTAAATCATGGTTTGTAATGCTTGGACAACCTGGTAGTGGTAAAACACATTTATGCAGTGCCATAGCTAAAACTTGGCTTGATGCAGGATATGAAGTAAGATATATTGTTTGGCCTACGTATTTAAGAGAATTACAAAATAAAATGTATGGAAAAAATGATGCATATGCAATTTTAAAAGAAAAGAAAGTAAAAGTGTTATTCATTGATGATTTTCTAAAAGGAAGTACAACAGAAAATGCTTATGAAATTGCTTTTGATCTGCTTAATTACCGCTATAATAATAATTTAACTACTATTATTTCAAGCGAATTGTTAATGGATGAATTAAATAAGAGAGATGCTGCTATTGCAGGAAGAATATATCAACGATCAAAAGGATATTTATTCCAAATTAACAAGAATGACAAAAACAACTATAGGTTGCTATAATGGAGGATTTAGAAAATGAACAAAAACGAAAAGCAATATAAAGATGAAATTATAGATAAAAATAGCATTTTTGATGAATTACTTGTACAAGATGATAAAACACATCTCTTTATAGTAAGAACATCAAACCAAGGTGCAGTTATTGAGGCAGGTGAATTAACCGCAAATTTAATCAAGAATGCAATAAAAAAAGATGCTTATATCTTTATAAAAAGAACAGAAATTTAACAAAAACTATTTTGATTAAAAAATCTCTCTAATCGCTTATGTAGCAAGGGATTAGAGAGAAAATATAAATGCAATATAACATCTTGGATATATTGCGCGGTTAGAGGAGTGGAAGAATGAAAAAAATAGATACTTTTAAAAAAATCAAAGAGATTAGTGATTATATAATAACTTTGAGCTTATTTGCGTTTATTGGTGGGATTATAATATTTATTTGGTTTGGATTTATTGGACTAAAAATAATTGCAACGTCATTTGTATTGATGATATTTTTTATAAAATTTTCTGAAAGTGCAAATAGATTGATGATTAAAGCTGAAATGGAGAATAATAATGAAACTGATTAAATTAGCAAGACGCAAAGGGAAAACAACAAGACTCATAAATAAGGCACATAATCAACCAATTTATATCATCTGTTCAAACAAAGAACGTGCTTATGAAATAAGTGAAATGGCTAGCAGGATGAATAAAAATATTTTATTCCCAATCTGCCTAGATGAACTTATTAGTTATGGAAATAAGGGAAATCATGTTAAACAGTATTTGATTGATGATCTCGATGATATAGTGCAAACACTTATTTATAGATATTTAATTAAGCCGCTAATATCTAATGGTGAAATCTTAGAAGTAACAGCAACTAAAACTGATTTAGCAGATTTAATAGGTGCAGTATATGGAGAATGACAATTTTAGTGATAAGGTACTGTCTGATTATATTAAAAGATATGAAGCGGCTATTAATCACGTATTTAAAGATTATCCTAAACAGCCATCAATTTACAGTCATGAAAGGCAGGAATACAGTGGGCTGGATATAAATACATATATCTATATCGCAGATAATTATGAAACATTAAAGGAGAGGCTTAATGGAAGAAAATGAAGTAACAAAAGCAGATATTAAACAGTTTATAAGAGATGTAACATCATGCGGTTATTACAACCGTAAAATCATATCTTTAACTAATCAGTTAGAAGCAATACATGTTCAGCTTGTGGGGGTAAAATCAATAGCGCCGAAAGAGTACTATGTTGAGAATAAAATACCGTTCAGTATGCAGGGAATAAATTCTTTACTCATTGATGAAGAAAAATTAATATTAGAACGTGATAAATATATTCGTAAGATAAATGAGGTAAGAATACTGTTCGATCAGTTGCCTATTAACATTCAAATCATGATGGTGGAACTGTATGTTTGTGGTTACAATCATACAAAGGTAGCTAACCGTTATAACTTTGCTAGACAGTATTTATATAAACTTATTAATAAATCAGTAAAAAAAGTTTTAAAAAAATAAAAGAGGTGACAATGTAACCTACTTTTATGTGTTATTATGATATTGTGGAAATTTTGAAAGAACTCCACAATCAACAGTTGATCGACACTTTACTTGAAGAAATCCATTTATATGGGTTTCTTTTATTTTAAACTGTCAGTTATGTAGCAAAACACCTCGCTTTCATTTTTTATGCATAGGTGGCAGTTTAAAATAATCTACAAAGGAGAAACGTATGTTTGACTATTATGGTGGAAAATGGAAAAAGAAACGAAACAGCATTTTGAGAAAAGATAAATACAAATGTCAGATAGCTAAATGGTTTGGTCGTAGTGAGGAAGCCAATACAGTGCATCATATATATCCTGCGAAGGATTATCCTGAATATGCATGGTGTGACTGGAATCTAATTAGTGTAAGCAATAAATCACATAATAAACTGGAAAACCGTAAGACTGGTGAGTTGACGCCTTTAGGAAAATGGCTGATGCAGAAAACTGTACCAGGAGTTGAATGGAGGAAAAATAATGGAAGTTAATGACAGTGGGATACATGATGAACTTCATAACATCTATAAACAGATAGATGCATTAGATAACACACTTACAAACATTTTAAATATTATGGAATTAAATTTAGCATTTAATTGCGGACTGATTAGTATCAATGATATTGCTAAACAACTGGGTATCGATAAAGATAAGATTGATAAAGAAAGGCTAGGGATTTAATGTGAAATACAATAAAAAAATATTAAAATCTGATAATAAAACCAAAGAAAAATTGCAATCCCCCCCACCTGTAAAACGTTAAATAACGTTAAATTTCTACTGGGGTGGGTAGCTTTTTCCAACTCTGAGAACATTTTGTGAAAGGGGGTGATGGCAATTCACAAGCAGACAAGAACAAAAAAAATCAACGGTTTTATTAAGGATACAACAAATAAAATGAAAGATTTAGGAACTTATAAAATTGAATTTGATACGACGATCAGAAGATATGCAGAAATGCAGCTTCAGTATGAGATTTTAAATGAAAAATGGATTGAAAGTGGGTGTGCTGTCACCGAACCGTATACAAATAAAAATGGTGCAACCAATCAAAGAAAGACCGCAATTTATCTTTCAATCGAATCATTAAGAAAAGAACTTCTGGAACTTGAGAATATTTTTGGACTTACTCCAAAAGGTTTGAAAATGATTAAAAATAAAGGACTTGAGCAAAATAAAAAAAGCGCTCTAGACAGGATCTTTGATCAGGATGTATAAGGGAAAATATTTTGATGAAGTTCTTGAATATGCTGAGGGATGTATAACTGGAAAGATAAGAGCAAATAAATATCGAAAAAAAGCATGTCAAAGATTTATGGATGATTTAAAAAATGACAAATGGGATTTTAATCCAAAAGATGCAGATTTTGTTATCAATATTATCGAAAAAACTATCTGTCATCAGCAGGGTGAAAAAAGAGACGGAACGCCGCTAAGAGGTACTCCGTTTTTTTTAATGACATTTCATAAATTTATTATATATAACCTTCTTGGATTCAAGGAAAAGGGAACGATCATAAACAGATTTAAAGAAGCGCTTATTTTTATTCCGCGTAAAAATGTTAAGACATCTTTTGCAGGAGCACTTTCTTATGCACTTGGTCTTTTATACAGAAACAGCGGATCAAAGATATATGTTGTAGCAGCTGCATTAAAGCAGACATTAGAAACTTTTGGCTTTTTAAAGTACAACATTCGTAACATGGGTGAGCATGATGAAGACGGCGGTCATTTTCATATCATTGACAATAACAATGAACATTCGATTAAGGCTGAAATCGGTGGTGGTTTCTTTGAATTAAATGCTTTGGCAGCCAACCCCGACAGTCAGGACTCGTTTAATGGGAACTTTGCTATATGTGATGAAATCCATGCTTTTAAAAAGCCGAAACAGTACAATCTTTTTAAAGAAATGATGAAAGCATACACCAATAAATTATTAATTGGTATTTCAACTGCGGGCGATGATCCCAATTCTTTTTTAGCAAACAGGGTCAGATACTGCAAAAGAATTCTTGATAAGGAAGTAACTGATGATCAGTATTTTGTTTTCATCTGTGAAGCAGATATGACCGTTGACAAGGACGGCAATAAAATACTTGATTATACTAATCCCGAAGTTCATGAAATGGCAAATCCTGCATACGGAGAGTCAATAAGACCTGAAGAATTAATGAACGATGCTATGCAGGCAATGAATGACCCGCAGCAGCGGAAGGATTTTTTTGCTAAATCGTTAAATGTTTTCACAAATCAGATTGATACTTATTTTGATATGAATGTTGTTGAGGCAAGTGATCTTAAATACAGCTGGACTCTTGAGGAACTGGCAAAACTACCAGTCAACTGGTACGGCGGTGCCGATTTATCAAAACTTCACGATTTGACAGGAGTCTGTTTATATGGGCGATACCGTGATGTTGATATATGTATCACACATGCTTTTATCCCTATTGCAGTTGCACATCTAAAAGCCGATGAAGACAATATCCCGTTCTTCTGGTGGGAAGAGGAAGGATGGCTGACAACCTGCAACAGTGATGTGATCGAATATGAGGATGTTGTGAAATGGTTTATCGAAATGAAAGACATGGGTTTTAAGATAAAATGGGTGGGATATGACAGAAGATATTCGAGAGAGTTTATCTTAAAAATGAAAAAAGCCGGGTTCAAAATAAGAGATCAGCTGCAAAGATATGTTGAAAAAACAGAAGCGTTTAGGGAAATTGAAAAGAAATACACCTTAAAGAAATTTTATTATCTGCATAACAAGGCGTATGAATACTGTGTCAGCAATGTAAAAGCAATTGAAGACAGTGATGAATTTGTGAGATTCCAGAAAGTAATGCCTACTCAGAGAATCGATTTATTTGATGCCAGTGTAATTGCCTGCAAACAGCTTCTTATTGCAGGTGAAAAATCATCGAATGCAAGCATGTATCTTGATTAAAAGGAGGTATATATGGCAAAGAAAAAAAAGAAAAGCAGAAGCAGCGCCCCAAAAGAATCTGGAAGCCGGTCAATAGGATTCAGTATAGACAACTGGGACGTACTTATAAGCAGCGGATATACACCGCTTTCCCAGAATCCCGAAATAATCAGTGCTGTAAATAAGACAGCAAACCTGATTGCAGGCATGACTATTCATCTGATGGAAAATACAGAAAACGGTGATCAGCGGCTGCTCAACGAATTATCAAGAAAGATAGATATAAATCCCAATCCGTATATGACAAGAGCAACTTTCATCAGTGCGCTTGTCAGGATTCTGCTGCTTGAAGGAGACGGGAATGCAGTTATTTATCCGGAAACAAGAAACGGACTGATAGACGGGCTGTATATACTACCTCCTGGACAGGTTTCATTTGTCCCGGATGGATTTGGATATTACATGATGTATAACGGAATCAAGTATACATGTGATGAACTGGTACATATTCCTATCAATCCGGACCCGGAATTTCCATGGAAAGGTACAGGATACCGCAAAACACTGCGGCAGGTTGCTGATACTTTAAAACAGGCTTCAGCAACAAAAAAAGGATTTATGGAGTCTAAATGGAAACCTTCAATTATTGTTAAGGCAGACGGACTGACAGAAGAGTTTTCAACAAAAGAAGGGAGAACAAAGCTCCTTAATAAATATATCGAGTCAAGCGATGCGGGTCAGCCCTGGATCATTCCGGCAGAACAGTTTGATGTAGCGACCGTAAAACCGCTGTCTTTAAATGATCTTGCAATCAAGGACAGTGTTGAACTTGATAAAAAAACTGTAGCCGGTATTCTGGATATTCCGGCTTTTGTTTTGGGAATAGGCAGTTTTAACGAAAAGGAATGGAATAACTGGATCAATACGCGGATTAAAAACATATGCAATGTTATTGAACAGGCGCTGACAAAAGTAATTTTGATTAGTCCAAATCTGTATTTCAGATTTAATCACCGTTCTCTTTTTGCGTATGACATTGAGACGCTTTCCAATGTGGGATGTAATTTATTCAGCCGTGGTATTCTTTCCAGAAATGAGGTTAGAGATTCAATCGGATATTCGCCTAGAGAAGGTCTTGATGAACTTATTATACTGGAAAACTATATCCCTTCAGGGATGATCGGTGATCAGAAAAAATTAAATGGAGGTGGTGAACAGAATGAATGATGCTAAAAATACAAGATATAGAAGTCTTGGAAAAGATGCAAAATTTAAGACGAGAACCGAGGATGACAGACTTTATATAAGCGGTTATTTCTCGGTTTTTGATTCAGTTTATGAATTATGGCCCGGAGCAACTGAAAGTATAGATGCACATGCATTTGACGGTCAGCTGAGCGGAGATATCAGGTGTCTGATCGATCATGATACAAGACTTGTATTAGGACGTAATAAAGCCGGAACGCTGAGCTTGAAAATTGATTCAAGAGGACTGTGGGGAGAAGTTGAGATCAATCCAAACGATCAGGATGCAATGAATCTATACGAGCGTGTCAAGCGCGGTGATGTTGATCAGTGTTCATTTGGATTCGATATTGAAAACGAGGAATTTACTGATAACGGTGACGGTACTGTACACTGGATAATCAAGTCGGTGAAACTGTATGAAGTTTCAATAGTTACATTTCCGGCTTACGAAGAAACCAGTGTGAGTGCAAGGAAAAACGATCTTGCTCAAATCAGCAAAAGAAAAATAGAAACATTAAAACAAAATCTAAGAAAGAAACTGAAAGGAGAAAAGTAATGGCATTAAAAGTACTGATGTTAAGAAAGAAAAAAGACGGATTAGCAAAACAGCTGGAAGATTTAAGAAACGGCAGTGATTTTGAAACCCGTGAAAAAGAACTGGAAACTGCTATTGAGGAATTAAACCCTGAATCTTCAGAAGAGGAGCAAAAAGCAGTACAGGATGAAGTTGATAAACTGGAAACTGAAAAACAGGAACATCAAGAAAAAATTGAAGGCTTGGAAAAGGAAATCAAGGATATTGAAGATGAAATAAAAGAGATTGAGGAAAAACAGCCTAAACCAGTTCCACAGCCTAACCCCGACAAGAACGATGAAGAAAGAAAGGAAAATAATTTAATGGATACAAGAGATAAATTTTTTGGATTAAATATTCACGAAAGAGACGCATTATTTGCTCGTGAGGATGTTAAAAAATTCTTAGGAGACATCAGATCACTGTTCAGTCAAAAACGTGCAGTTGGAAATACAGAATTAATCATCCCTCAAAACTTCTTACCTATGGTTAAGCAGGTCGTAGAGACAAATTCAAAACTGCAGAAATATACTGATTTCCAACCATTGACCGGTACAGGACGTATTGTAATCATGGGGTCTTATCCTGAAGCAGTATGGACTGAACAATGCGGAAAGATCAATGAATTATCATTAGGATTCAATGACATTGAGGTCGACGGTTATAAAGTGTCAGGATTCTTTAAAATGTGTAATGCGATTCTAGAAGATAATGATGTTAATCTTGCACTGGAGTTTATTAATTCTATTGGTATCGCAATTGCTAAGGCGCTTGATAAAGCGATTGTTTATGGTAAAGGTGTCAAAATGCCTATGGGTATCGTAACAAGACTTGCGCAAACAGAAAAACCGGGCGATTATTCAGCAACTGAGAGAGAATGGAAAGATTTGTCAACATCAAATATTATCAAAATTACAGGTAAAACAGGTATTGAACTGTTTAAGGAAATCACAAAATCAATGAAAACGATTTTTACAGATTATGCATCAAACAATCTTGTATGGATCATGAATCAAAATACGCATCTTGATCTTATTGTTGAAGCGATGGGAAGCAATATGAATGCTGCAATTGTCAGCGGTATGAATGATACAATGCCCGTTGTAGGAGGGAAAATTGAGGAGCTTTCATTCATGGCTGATGGTGATATCGTCTTTGGATATATGAATAATTACAAACTTGTTCAACGGCGCGGTATGCAGCTGGCAACTTCAACTGATGTATTATTCTTTGAAGACCAGACAGCATTTAAAGGAACTGCACGATACGATGGTAAACCGGTAATTGCTGAATCATTTTCAATTATGAATATCGCAGGAAAAGCGCCTACTACTGTGGCTGCATTTGCTCCTGACAGTGTTAATAATGTTGAAACTTTAGCGGCTAAATCTAAATAAAAATGAATGATGGTTATAAATTATCGGTCCTGAAAAATAATTTACAGCTCCTGACTGATTCGCAGGATCTGTATCTAAAGGAACTGCTGAAACAGGCTGAATCGTTAATGAAACGTGAAGGAATAGTTAATGACGGTACAAATGATTACGATATGGCCGTTGTTGACTATGCAGCCTTCCTTTTCAGAAAAAGAGCGAACAGCGAAATGAAGATGCCCCGGCATCTGCGTTATGAGCTTAATAATATCCTGTTCTCGCAAAAACAAAAATGACATTTGACGATGGAATAATAAAGATTTATAGACTGGAAAACGTTTCTGAAAAAGGCGACAAGCCTAAATATAAACCGTTCTATAAATCTTCCTTTTATTTTAGCTATGAGACACTGGGAATGACAAGATATTATACCGCCCTTGCAAATAACGAAAAAATAGAAACAGTTGTAAATATATATCAGGACAGAAATATAAGAGTAAATGATATTGCAAGATTTGAAGATGATTCAGAATTTAAAATTGTACTGGCTCAGCATTTTAAAGACGGCGACGGTATAGACTGTACAAAACTGAGTCTGGAAAGGATAAATAAAAATGTCTGTTGTTTCGAAACTTAAAACCGTTAGAGACGTCTTGACGCAGGTCACAGAAAATGTATTTCATTATGAAGCCGAGAATAAAAACGGTCCATATATAGTCTGGATGGAGGACGGTGAAGGCGATTCACTTCATCTTAATGACAAAAAGAATGAACAGGTCATAACGGGAACTGTTGATCTTTTTACAAAAGACGAATATGATCAGCTGATTGATGATATACAGAATGCACTCAGCGAGGCTGATATATCCTTTATACTCAATTCAGTTCAGTATGAAGAGGAAACTGAGTTCATTCACTATGAATGGAGATTTGAAATATAATGGGAAAAATGGAAATCGAAGCAGCAGAAGAGTTTGTAAGCGTTCTTGACAGACTGGTAAAGAATTCAGATGTGATTTCAAAAAAAGCAGTCTATAAAGGTGCAGGAATAGCAGCTGATGAAATAAAAAAAGAAATCGAATCGCTGCCTGCAAGTGGAAAAGCCAGTCAGGGGAAAAAAGATAAACGTAAAAAGATTGGAATTCTGCCGGAAGAAAAGGATGATCTGTTAAAAGGATTTGGGATTTCACCAGTTCAGAAAATCGCAGACAGTATTGATGTAAAAATCGGTTTCGACGGTTATGGTCATAAAACCAGAAATTATCCCGGCGGTGTTCCTGTCGTGCTTACTGCTCGTGCCATCATATCAGGAACATCATTCAGGCATAAGAATGATTTTGTAAGAAGAGCGGTAAGCAGAGCAAAAGAAAAAACAGTTGAGACGATGAATAATGTAATCGAAGAGGAAATTAAAAAGGAGATGGAATAATGGCAAAAAAAGGACTATCAAAATTAGTTTTCGCAAAGTATAAGGCAGATGGAAACAATGTTACTTACAGTGATCCTGTTATCAGTGAAAAACTGGCAGAATATTCAACAGAGATAGAAGCCGGCGATTCTAATGATCTGTATTTAGATGATGATATTGCTGAAAGCGACAGTGCAGCTTTTTCAAGCGGAACATTTAATGTTACTACCGGTGATTTGTCAAATGATACGTCAAAACTTATTTTAAACGTAAAAGAAAAGAAAATAGAATTACCGAGCGGTAAGAGTGTAACTGAATTAACTTATGACAGTGATATGCAGTCAGCTGAACTGGGTGTAGGTGTTATTGAAATGCATCAGGTAGACGGAAAAACATTCTACCGGGCGGTATTTTTAGCAAGAGTACTGTTCAATATTCCAAGCAATGCAGCAAAAACAAAAGGTGAGACAGTAGAATGGCAGACTCAGGAACTGTCAGGAAAGATTTTAAGATCCGCACAAATCAGTGAAGATAATGTCAATCCATGGCAGTTTACAGCAGATCTGGAAACTAAGGCCGATGCACTGGAATACTTAATGTTCAAGGGTGGAAAAACTACTAGCGATTTAGCAGGTGATCATTAATGAATCTGGAATACATCTATATCGAGGGTATCAAATACCCTCTTTCTTTTTCCCTTGTTACTGCTGAACAGATTGCTAAAAAATACCGGGATTTAAATGTACTGGAGAGAAATTTAAAGGATAGAAATTATCCAGTTGACAAAAAGTTAAATATGCTGAGTGACATCATTGCAATGATGATATACTCGGGGGTTCGATACTGCAATGCATATCATCTTGACCCGTATAAAGATGCTCCGTATACACAGGGCAGATTTGTTTATTTAACCAGTGAGCAGGTAAAAGTCAGCCTGCCTCTGGATGAAAATTCAATCAAAGGACTGACCGATAAAATTCAAAAATGTATCAGAAGTGGAAACGTTAAAAAAATCGGTACTAAACCATTTGAAATCAGCGGTCATTCAAAAAAAAAGAAGCAAAGAAGCTGACGGGAGATACACATATTTATTTAAAGGCCAAGGCCTATATGATGCATATCCCGAGCAGTGAGTTTTTATATATGCCTATTGGTGAATTAAGCGACCTGATCGATGCAGCCGATATATTAAACGGGCTGTGTGATGAAGATATACCGCTTGAAAATGACCATTATATTCCGATAGAACTGAGGTGAGAGCATGGCATATGATATCGGTCCAAGAATAACGCTGAAAGGCGAAAAGGAATTTAATCAGCAGCTGAATAAGATCAACAATTCACTTAAGGAATACGGCAGCGAATTAAAAGCCGTATCTTCGCAGTTTGATGATAATGCTAACAGTCAGGAAGCCCTTATTGCTAAAAATAAAGTGCTGGAAAAACAGTATGAGACACAGCAGCAGAAATTAAAACTGTTTCAAGGACAGCTTGAAAAGCAGAAGAGTTTATTGAGCGAACAGGAGGCAGAAATAAAAAGTCTTACTGCTCAGTATGGCGAAAACTCAAAAGAAGTGAACAAGGCACAGAGTGCTTACAGGAACACAGAAACAAATATTTCTAAGCTGAGCACTTCTATAAATGAGACTACCGCCTTTTCAAATAAACTGTCAAATGAAATAAGGACCAACAATTCGTATCTGGATGAAATGGCAGAAGGAAGCCGTGATGCAGCTACCGGGTTGTCAAAATTAGGCGATGAGGCGAAAAATGCAGAAAATGATACAAAAAATTTAGGCGATACCATCAAAGGCGCATTTGCAACTAGCGAACTTTCTGATGCTGCTTCGGCAATTGCTGAAAATATCAGAGGCATTGTTGATGAATCAAAAGAACATTTAAAAATAATGAGTGCTCTTGAAGCATCCTCACAGCTTGCAGGATACACAGCTGAACAGACTGCTGAAACATATAAGATCCTGTACGGAGTACTGGCAGATGATCAGACAGCTGCCACAACTACAGCGAACCTGCAGGCATTGGGATTAAGTCAGGAAGAACTGACCAGACTGACTTACGGAACAATTGGAGCATGGACAAAATACGGTGACAGTATACCTATTGACGGGTTAGCAGAAGCGATTAACGAAACAGTCAAGACAGGTACTGTTACCGGTACTTTTGCTGATGTATTAAACTGGGCAGGTACGAGTGAAGATGATTTTAATACTAAACTCCAGGCAACGACTGACCAGTCAAAACGTGCCAATATGATACTTCAGGAACTGGCTAATCAGGGTCTGATAGCTTCTGCGGAAGCATATCGGGATAACAACAAAGCTCTGATCGAAAATAATGAGGCACAGGCAGAGTATCAGGAAGCATTGAGCGATTTGAGCGAAACTCTAATGCCTGTATTTACTTCTATTACAGAAGCTATAACGGAACTTATTGAAATATTTAATTCACTGCCTGCACCTGTTCAGGCTGTTATTGGAGTGATTTTGGGAATTATAACAATTCTGACAATTCTGTCTCCTGCAATAATGGCTGTATCTTCTCTGTTTTCAATTTTCGGGGCTTCGGCAGGAGTAGCAGCAGGCGGAGCAGCGGCGGCAGGTACTGCGGCATCGGGTTCAGCTGTCGGATTTGGTCTTCTTAACATGTCACTGTTACCTGTAATTGCAACAATCCTGGCAGTAGTTGCGGTTGTAGCAGCAGTGATTCTTATATTTAAAAACTGGGATGAAATCGTAAAGTGGTTTCAAGATCAGTTTGCAAATTTTGGAGCAGCAATCAGTGACTATGTAGATGATATCGGTTCGTTTTTTCACAACATGTTCGATGGAATATCTCAATGGCTTTCAGATTCAATCGCCGGTTTTGCGAGCTGGGGCAGTGAGATGTATAACAAGGTAACCACTGCGGTCAGCAACACAATTGATGGAATAGCATCTTTCTTTACAAGTCTTCCCGGAAAAGCAATTGAATGGGGATCAGATATGATTGACGGATTTGTTGACGGGATAACCGGTACCATTGGAAAAGTGGTCGATGCGATTTCTGATGTTGCAGATACTGTCTTCAGCTGGCTTCATTTTTCACGCCCGGATAAAGGACCGTTGAGAGAATATGAAGAATGGATGCCGGATATGATGTCTGGTCTGTCTAAGGGAATCAAGGACAACAGATGGCGTGTTGAAGATGAGATAGCTTCTTTAGCATCAAATATGAATCTTGCTTATAATCCGGCGATTGAATCAAGTGCAAAAAATGTAAATGAAAGTACCGTTATAGTAAATGTGCGAGCAGACCTTAACGGCAGGGACATTACTAAATATGTTGAAAAAGAAATTACAGCCAACCAAAAAAGTATGAGACTGGTAAGGGGGTATTAGTACTGTGTTCGATATTTATATTAATGATATAAGCTGTATTGAGCAGAAGATACTGCCGACAACAAGACCGGATATCCCTGCACCTGTTAAAAATTACAATGAATATGATATTCCCGGTCGTGACGGGAAACTGTATGAGGATCTAGGAACATATGATGACATTGAGATTACACTCACATTCAACTATATGTGTGCGCCTGATCAGTGGCATGACACATTCAGAAAGTGTAAAAAAATGTTTCTAGATGCGAAAACTCTTGAATTCAGTGATGATAACGAGTTTTATCATCGTGTAAAAAAAGCGGTTATAAATACTAATGAAAGAGTATCAAAAAGAATTGGAAAGTTTTCTGTAGGTGTCACCCTTGATCCATATTATTATGCGGTTTCAGGAAAATATAAATATCCGTACAAAAAAGTCCTGTATAACGGTTACGAAAGAACTAGACCGCTTTATTTTATTACAGGTGAAGGAGTCTGTCATCTTGAAATAAACGGTACTGACATTAAATGCAATATCGGCCAAAATCTTGTAATTGATACATTTCTTAAAATAAGCTACCGCAGTGACGGTACGCTTCAAAATACTGCTGTCAGTGGAGATTATGAAGATATGCAGTTAAAAGAGGGCATGAATGAAATATCCATAACAGATGGATTTGAACTTATGATAATTCCCAACTGGAGGTGCAGATAATGATAGAAATATACAAACCTGAAAATACAGAATACAGCATGAATGGCGACATGACACTGAATCCGACTGAATGCATGTTAACTATGAATTTAAATGGTGCGTGGAGTGTTTCTATGACTCACCCGGTGGATGATAAACTTGAATATCTGACTGAAAATGCGGTCATATGCGGCGAAACACCTGTAGGGAAAAAACAGCTTTTCAGGATACGAAATATAACAAAAAATGACAGCAGTGTGACATGTACTGCATACCCGATATTTTTCGATTCTAAAAATGACTGTTTTCTTTTTGATGTAAGACCTACTGAAAAAAACGGTCAGGAAACACTTGATATTATGCTTGCATCTAATGAAAAATACTCAGCATCATCAGATATCAAAGCTGTGAATACCAGTTATTATATCCAAAAAAACTTTATGGAGGCTCTAAACGGCGATGATGAAAACAGCTTCACCAGCCGGTGGGGCGGCGAGATTTCTTATGATAATTTTACTGTTACAGTTAATGAGCATCTTGGTGCTGACAATGGACTTCGCGTAGAATTTGGATTTAATTTAATGGGAATCTCTGAAACTGTCGATATGACCGAAGTGGCAACACGTATCATACCAAAAAGCTATAATGGTTATATCCTTCCAGATAATGAAACGGTCGACAGTCCAAATATAAATAAATATCCTGTGGTATATACTAGAGTAATTGAGTATCAGGATATAAAACTCAAGGAAGATGCACAGGAGGATGATTTAGAAAATGGAATCACTGTATGCGAGTCTCTAGATGATTTATATACAGCATTGAGAAACAGGGCGGCAGATGAGTTTGAAAACGGTATTGATGTACCTTCGATTACCTATGATGTCGATATGGTTGATTTATCTAAAACAGATATGTATAAGGATTATAAGAAACTTTTAAATGTAAATCTTGGTGATACTGCACATATCAGACACAGAAGACTTAACATAACAACTGAGGCTAGGGTTATCTCTATGACGTATGATATGATTACAAAAAAAGTAGATACTTTAACTTTAGGAGATTATATAAGCAGTTATTTTAGTGATATGGACTCTGTGATGAACAGAGTAGATAAAGTTATCGATAAATCAAGCAATACTCTGATGGCAGAAAAAATAAGCGGTGTGATAAATCTTTTGACTACTTCGCTGAAAGCACAGAAAGACATTGCCAAAAAACAGGATGTGAGAGCAATTCTGTTTGAGGACATAGATAAAGACAGTCCAACCTTCGGGGCGCTGTGTATCGGTACACAGGGCATTCAGATTGCAAAAAAGCGAAACGAGACTGATACAGACTGGAAGTGGGGAACTGCCATAAACTTTGAAAGTATAGTTGCTGACTATATAATTACCGGTATTCTAAGCGACAGGCAGGGCAACAGCTATTGGGATATGGACAAAGGTGAGCTTGTAACAAGATATATGAAAGCAACTGATGCCGAGTTTTCAGGTACGGTAAAAGGTTCGAGGATTGAAGGCGGAGAAATAAACGGGAGCAATATAGCTACAGATAAGGATATTACGATAGGAAGAAATATCCGTTTTTCCGGGAACGGTGATTTTGCTGCCGTTATGGGAAATAATACAGTTCTTAGATTTTTAAATTCGAATCCGCCAACAACATCCGTAGATGGTCCTAATGTTCAGCTTCTTGCATCCAATCATATATATATCAGCGGTTCAACGATCTCATCATCGGTTCCTATTACAGTAGGTTCAGACAAAAGTTTAAAAAAGAATATAGAGGATATTGATCTCTCGGAATTAGTTGATATTTTAAAAATAAAAACATTTGATTATAAAAATGGAAAAGAAAATGTGATAGGTATTGTTGCACAGGATATTATAGACCATCCTCTAAGCATGTATATTCTGGATAAAAACCATGAAGGTATTTACAGTGTTGATTATAATGCTCTTTCGATGGCCGGTATTCAAAAAGTACAGAAACTGGAGAACAGAATAAAAGGACTGGAGGAAAAACTTAATGATAAAAATTAAAATTGACGGTTTGAATCTGTCGTGCGGCACTGATGTTATTCCTGCTCAGGGGAGTGCTAATGTTCCGGTTGTTATAGAATTGGAAAATCAGGAGGATTATTCTGGTTATGCGGTGGTTCCGTATGTGGGATGGTTTGAAAACGGAATACTGATTTCTACAGTTAGAGAACTTCTGAATAACGCTTTTACCATTCCAGCTAATGCATTTAAACGAGGCGGAAAAATAAAAATAGCATTTGCATATATAAAAGATACTACTAAAATAAAAACATTTCCTATTAACTTTAATGTTGCAAATGCACCAGAGGCAGGAATTAAACTTCCCGATGATGGTACATGGGAAACACTGGTTTCAAATCTTGTTACAAATTTGTTTGAATCTCGTTTTGAAAATGAAATTAATGAGATTCTTGAAAATGCAAGGAAATTAAACAGTGCAACTGCCGACCTTCAGGAGCGGATCAATACTGCAATAAGTTATATGGGAAATTATGAATGGAACGGGACACAGATAAGATTTCAACTGGCTGATGGTTCATGGGGTCCGTATCATGATCTCTCGGGTGATTTTGCATCGAAAACATATGTTGATAATCACATTTTTGGTCCTGATAATCTTGAGGATACATTAAATTTAAAAAATAAGGATATAACACTGCCAACTGAGATAAAAACAGGTGATACATCGATTGATTTATCTAAGTTGATTTTTTATGAGGAATAAAGAAAGGAAAATTTAAATGAGTTTAAAAACAGTACAGGTAATTATTAACGGTGTCTCAACGACATTGAATTTAAACAGTCAGACTGGTAAATATGAAGCGACCGTAACAGCGCCGAATACTTCCAGTTTTAATCAGCCGAACGGGTATTACAATGTAACAGTAAAAGCTACTGATAATGCAAATAATATTACTACAGTAGATGCTGATGATCCGACTTTGGGAACAAAACTTCGTCTGGTGGTTAAGGAAAGAACTGCACCTGTAATTACTCCAACCTATCCTAGTGCTAGTGCTACACTAATAAACAACAAGCCTACGATAACATGGAAAGTTACAGATGCAGACAGTGGGGTTAATCCGGATTCTATCAGTATTATTATTGACAGCGGTTCTAAGATTACATCCGGAATAACTAAAAATAAAGTAAGCGGCGGCTATGAGTGCTCTTATACTCCAGGAACTGCCTTAAATGATGGAAGTCATACAATTAAATTTGATGCGAGTGATAACGACGGCAATGCAGCAGTTCAAAAATCTGTATCGTTCAAGGTTGATACAGTACCGCCTACATTAAATATTGCAAGCCCTGCTGCGGGATTAATTACAAACAATCCTAAAGTGACATTAAGCGGTACTACAAATGATGCTACATCAAGTCCGGTAACAGTAACGGTCAAATTGAATTCTGGAAGCGCTGCAAATGTTACTGTAGAAAGCAATGGTTCTTTTACTAAGGAATTAACATTGGCCGAAGGTACAAACACTATTGTTATTACCGCACGCGACAGTGCCGGCAAAGAAACAGTTATTTCAAGAACAGTTACCCTTGATACCAAAGCACCCGTAATTACTGATGTAGTAATTACTCCTAACCCTGTTGACGGTGGTAAGACATTTACCATCACTGTAACGGTTACAGATGCTTAAATATGGCTGTAGAAAGAGTAATTGGAAAAACAGACAGTTTTGAAGTGATTTTTGACAGATTGAATGATAATAACTGGACGGTCAATGTACCGTCCAATATTATCGGTGAATATGTAATGGATCTGTATGCATATGATGAAGCTGGAAATCTTGGATTTTTAGCAACTGCGATGTTTACGGTTGATACATCAAATCTGTGCTTTCATCTTTCAATCATAAAATATCGCTCTGAAATCTGTTTTGAAAGTGACTATATATGCACAGTCAAGGAGGTACTTCCATGTGTGATGAAATAGCTATGCTGAAAGGCGAAAAAAGAAAAATAAGACTGTATGTGCACAGCAGAAAAAATGATGTCTTTGTAATAAGAAATGCATATATAGAGATATTACAATATGGTGAATTAATAAAGACAATAGAATGTACCATTGATGAACATGATCTTACATTTATGCTTGCACTTGATGAAGCAGGAAGCTACAGCATGTCAGCAGTATATGAAATTGCTGATGAAATAATTAAAAATAAATTTAAAATTGAGGTGAGGTAAATGGCAAAGTACCGTATATATGATGTAACACTTTCTAAAAAAACTGTCGGTCCTGGCGAAAGATTAGTTGTTCAGGTTGATATAATCACATGGGACTGGATTAAGAAAAATCTAACCTGGGGAAGTCTTAAGGAACGTTTCAAATGGGGTGATTTGATTGGCAGTTAGTATTCCTGCAAAGATTACAGTACCGCCGGATATCAATATGAGCGATCCTGGTGATATTCAAGAGGTATGGAGTGAAATCCAGATTACAATACAGTATATTAACGAGCTTATCGATGTACTCAATGACCACAAAGACACGCTCGGATTAGCAGTATACTATGACGACAGTGTTGGATGATTAAGAAACAGGAGGAAATTTATGAATAAACGATTTATAAAGAGTGTGAAACGCCCGGCAGGGTTGAACACACACACACACACACACACACACACACGCTACAGCGTGTATTTATATTATTAAGAGGTACTTGCAAAAGTGCCTTTTTATTTTTAACAGGACTGGTGGTGACAAGCATTTAGACTTGTCACGTGGTTTAAATGCCTAAACTGCTTAACATAAACGGTGACGAACTGTTTAAAGATGTAGTCCTATGGAATGGTACAGCATTTAGTGATACTGGTGTTTTGAATGTTTCGCGTGTTCTCCATGAGTTCAAAGAAATAGTTCTTGTTTTTGCTGGTAATGCTGTCTCTATAGTCCCTGTGATTGATGGGGTTGATAGCTATACTGTTCCATACGCTCATAAGGGAACATACATTAGAACGGGTGTGGCAACTATTACGATATCCGGATCAACTATACGGGTAACAAATGCATATATTGCGCATCAGTTTTCAGCAAGTCATCCAGATGAATCAGCAATTAATTTGTTAAAGATAATAGGAAGGTATTAAACTAAAACAGTCTAAATGCCTTTATGGCGAAATTATTAAATTCAAAAGGTGAAAAAATTTTGTTGGGAACTGTTTTATTTGACGGTGATACAACAAGCAGTTTTACTTTAAAAGATGATTACACCAATTATGATTATCTAGAGGTTATATGGCGTCCGCATTCTACTTTGGGGCAGTGTTCAGATAGGATGATTCCATCTAAAGACAGTAAGATGCATTTGGAACGTGCACAGGCTATAAATGGTGTTACTACTGTTTATCGGTGTCAGATGGCTTTTAGTGGAAAAAATGTATCACTTTCTGGCCGTACTCAGGTCATTAATGGAAATGCGGTTGATGCAGTGGAAGAACATATTTTGAGAGTAATCGGATATTAATAACAAGGCACTTAAAAGTACCTCTCAAAAAGGAAGAGAGGTAAAAAAGTATGATTAATTTAATGGTATTTGCGGGGAGGGGGTACTATTTACTAATAAGAAAAATAGTATCTAGTCTTCGGATTATATCTCTAAAAAGGGTGGTGCAGTATAGCGGTTGCATTTCTATGATTAGAGGTGCAGATCATGCCTAACTTTGTTAATAAAGATGGAAATATTATATTAAATTTAAATCACAGCAGTGAAGAAAGTTTTACCGGTATGTACTGGATTGACGGGAAGAAAATTTATAGAAAATATATTGATTTTAATATATCTTCATCTTCGTATGATTATACGCATAATCTAAACGTTGCCGAGTATGTAAAATTTGATTTAAAGTGCACTTTTAGCGATGGTACGATTGTTCCACTGCCATATGTATTCTTTGAATCAGAGAACAAATGGACCAACTGTCTTTTAATTACATCACTAAAGGCAAATTATATAAGATTTTATAATGCGTGGGCTACAGGTCGTATTTACGGTATTATTGAATACACTAAGAATTAAATTTTATAAGGAATAGTAAATTAAAAATTATAAAAGGCATAGAAATATGTCTTTTTATATTGCCTCGGGATGGCATAAAAATTCGTCCAGAAAGAAGGTAAAATATGGATTTGAGTTTTATTTCAAATTATTTTGTTCCGGTCGTAATGGCCGGATGTCTAGCAACCGGATATGTTGTAAAAAAATGGATAAAAGATGTTGATAATAAATGGATTCCTACAGTTGTGTTTTTCGAGGGTGCAGCATTAAACTGCATCGTATCCGGAAATGTAACAGTAGAAACAGTTGTAGCCGGCGCAGTATGCGGTTTAGCTAGTACCGGATTGCATCAGGCTTTTACTCGAATTATCGAAAATAAAAAAGAGGAGTAACAGATCCTGATGCAAGAATTTTTAATGAGTACATGGTCTATTGTCTTAACTGCTGCAGTTGGTTATCTTGTAACTAACTCCAGAGACAGTAAGAAAAGTCGAAAAAAACTCGAAGAAAAAAGAGAGCAGGAGAAATTAGATCAGACTAAAAGACAAATTGTTATGGAAGAGGCGCTATGTGCAATGTTGCATGAACGTATCGTTCGTTTTTGTGAGAGACTGCTGATAATCGGTTATGTTACCGCTGATGATCTAAAGGAACTGGATTACCTTTATAACCCCTACAGGGCTTTAGGCGGTAATGGAACAGCAGAAAGATTATATAACAAAGTGCAGCAGCTTCCATTGAGAGTAGAAAACGGAGCGGAGTAATTCCGCTCTTTTAAGTTAAATTAAGGAGGAAAAACAAAAATGGAAATCAAACAAAACTTTTTAGTAAACAATGAATGTTATAAAGTAGGCAGAATTATTAAAGTTACAAAGTTAATGGTTCACTCTACTGCGTGTCCTAATGTGTCTGCTGCTGGTTTTGCAAAAGCATGGAATACTCCAAGACCTGCTGATAGACAAGTATGTGTTCATGCTTTTGTAGATGACAAAGAGATTATTCAAACTTTGCCATGGAATTATAGAGGCTGGCACTGCGGTGGTTCAGGTAATGATAATATGATTGGTGTTGAAATGTGTGAACCTGCTGATTATTCAGATAAAGCGTATTTTGATGCTGCTATTAAAAATATGATTGAGTTATATGCTCATTTATGTAAAGAGTATGGATTAACTGCTAATGACATTATTTCACATAAAGAAGGTCATTCACAGGGTGTTGCTTCTAATCATGGTGATCCTGATCATTGGTGGAAGTTCGTAGGATATACAATGAATGATTTTAGAGCTGATGTTGCTGACTGTATTGCAAATGGTAATGTAAATGTTAGTTATGGCAACACTGTAAAACCCACTCAACCACAAACCAGTGAAGGATATACAACTGGTAAGACATATACATTACAAACTGAATTGAAAGTTAGAACAGGAGCAGGTACAAACTATAGAGCTAAATCTCATAGTGAATTAACTGTAGACGGTAGAAAACATGATGCTGATGGAGATGGGGCTTTAGATAAAGGTACTAGAGTTTCATGCTTAGAAGTTGCAAAAAACGGTGATGATATTTGGATCAGAACACCATCAGGATGGTTAGCAGCTTATTACAACGGAAATAGATATATCTCTGGTGAAGCTGTTTCTAATGGTTCTTCTACAAGCCAAAATAAGCCCTCTAATGCATCAAAATCACTAGGAACATATGAAGTAATTGCTAGTGATTTAAGTGTTCGTACTGGCCCTGGGACAAATTATCCACGTAAGACATATGCAGAGCTGAGTACAGATGCAAAAAAACATGATTATGATAAAGATGGATGTCTAAACAAGGGTACGCGTGTTACTGTAAAAGAATGGAAAAATGGATTTGCTCGTATTCCTAGCGGATGGGTAAGCGGCGATTATCTAAAAAAGGTTTAATATTATGTTTAAAAAGAGATTCGACACTATCAATGCTACTATTTTTATTCTCTTTCTAACTGTATTTGGTCTAAGTTTCACTACTCTTTATAAGGACTATCAGAAACGTAATTTAGAGGTTAGGTTAGAATTAACAAAACAAGAATTACAAGATACTCAAGGTGATAGAGATTATTATCAAGGGCAGTATAAAAAATATTTTGAACTATCTGAGGAGCTCCAAAATCAGATGGGTGTTTATTATGAGTGAAGTTTATATACTGGATAATACAGTTGATTTTAAAACAAAAAAACTTATTAACTCAAATCGTACTTGGAAGTTGAAAAAATGTTATACATTATTTGCTGTTATAACTGATGGATATACTGAGCATATAATAGAAACTAAATATATAAAAAGCAAGCCTAGGTCTAATTGATCTAGGCTTTTTTTGATTTAAATTCATGGTAATACCATTCTAAAAAATCATCAAATAAGGCTTGTTCAGCATTTTTTCTAACTTTCAATGCTTCATCAAAATCATGGTATCTACCCAAATGGTAAATCTTTTTTTTAAATGTTATAGTGGCTTTCCACATTTTCCGTGATTTGTCATAGGTAACGCCACTATAAGGATTTTTTTTAGATTGCTCCAACGCTTTAACGTCAGTATTATCTATTCTAAATTCATTACGTTTAATGGTTGCTTTTTCTATATTTTTGCTCATCGTTTCTTTTTGCAGGCAACCACAGCTTTTAACTTCACCTCTTGCTAAATTTTTATAACTTACATCAACTATTTTTCCGCAGTCACATTTACATGTCCAAATAACTGAACCATTGTATTTATCACGATTTTTTGTTGGTTTTATTGCAGTTAATCGACCATAACGTTTGTTTGTAATATCAATCCTTTTAATAAAATTGTTTTCTTTATTATAGCAACCGCAACTAACTACTTTAGGATTATTTAAGCTATCGGAACGCAGCCACTTTTTATTACCACAAACGGGACATATTATATAGAAATATGTCCGATTGTTTTCTCGCCTATAATCTATTATTTTAAATCCTCTAACGGTTGTTCCTACACGGTCTTTTGCTAAACTTTTAACCATTATCGTACCTTAGTATTTACAATAAATATCAAATTCTTCATCATCAGCTGTCTTAACAGTAAACCATGTTGTACTGCTAGTGTATTTGTTGCTGGAATGTCCGTTATTAATAAATTCAACAATTTCTTCATGTTCTTCAACTTCCTCAATCTCACTTTCTGTTAATAGTTCTTTTTCTAATAATTCTTTTAATCTTGCATCCATTTTAATTTCCTCCATTTTTCTTATTATATAGCGATATTAAAGCCAAGTCATTAATAAAATTACTAACAATACTATAACTATAACGTTAAGTATCATTTTAATCTTTTCATAGTGTTTCATGATTATCGCTCCTTTCGTTTATGAGAAAGATATGATATAATCTTTAAGAGAGAGGGGAGTTATTTCCCCAAACTCTTTATGATTGCTAATATTAGAGTTATTATCTCTAGTATTAACTTGAGGAGTTCCAAGACTTGTTTGGCGATTGGTTTGGAACTCTTTTTTTGTTTCTTCATATCTTTAATCTCCTTTCTTACTACACTTATATTATAACACTTTTGTTATAATAGTCAACACTTTTATATAACATATTTGTTTTCTTTTTAAACAAACATTGATTTATATATAACATATATGTTATATTAATGTTGAGGTGAATAGAATGATAGGAAATAAAATAAAAGCATTATTAAATTTAACAAACAAAAACACAAGCGATATTTGCAATGCATTGGGAATTTTAGAAGCAGCATATTATAGAAAAATAAAGAGAAATACATTTAAGACAGAAGAGTTGATAAAGATTGCAGAATTAACAAATTCTACTTTAAAATTTTGTGATAATGAAACAGGTAAAACGTTAATTGAATTTAGTAAGGAAGATTTATAGGCAGAGATATACACGTAAATAATAAATATATAAAATTCAAGCCTAGGTCACATATATTGATCTAGGCTTTTTTACGTAATAAAACGTTATTTTACGTCATATCCATTGAATGCGGTTACAAAACGTTTTAATATAAATCATAGGGAGGATAAAAAACATGAAAAGAATAAGTAAATTTTTATTGGGGCTAGTTATATCGTTAACAGTGATAGGAGCTGTTAACATCAGTACAGTAGAGGCTAAGAATACACTTAATTTAGGGGTTATGGATAAGTTTAATTATAACTCGCAAAGCAAAATCCTTAGGTTAGATGGATGGCATGCTGTAAACGTTGGAACATTTGGATCTTCACAAAAATACTATCATTATATTTTTTTAATGGATGCTAGTAATGGCGCTGAATTAACAAGAATGCGAGTTGATTTTTATAATAGAGATGATGTAGTTGCACATTGTAAAAATGGGTATGGTACGGATGTATATAGAGATAATGGTTTTAGTTTGGGTATTGGTTCTCTGGAAAAGTACAAAAATAAGACAATTTACATAAAATCAAGATATACTTCCGATCCTCATGGCGATAGCTTGGGTTATTCGTGTGTCGATTTCAATTTTTCAAACAGAGTAAAAATATAATAATGTTAAAATAGACCTAGAATATTCCTAGGTCTATTTTAATAATAACTTTCGACATTTCGTATTATACGTTTTTGTTTTTCGATTGCATGCTTGCAGTCTATTATTTTTTCTTCCTTATCCTGTAAATTGGAGAATTCCAAGAATTTTAGTTTTTCTTCTAATGCTGTTAATTTTGTTTTTGCTTCTTGAAGTTTTCTGTCTTTTAGGTTCAT